AGCATACTCTCAGAAGGTATCAATGTCAATGGTCTTGAAGCAGTATTGTTCATGAGATCAATGGACTACATAGGTATTAGTCAGACGATCGGGAGGGTCATTCGTAAAGGCGATGCAGACAAAGTATTCGGTCTTGTTTGTGTTCCAGTTTACTCTAATGTTGGTATTACTACAGCAAGAAAGGTTGAAGCAGTAGTCGATACTATCTTTAACAAGGGACAAGCAGCAACCACAGTGATTACACGATGAATAAATTATCAGAATTTGCATATACTAATTTCTTATTCCTTAATAACTATTATTATCATGCACCATGTCTTCATTTCAAGGAGATAGAGGACATTGTTAATTCATATACTGAGGATGACATAGACAATGATTTCTTTGATTGGGGATATAATTGTGATATGGACAAGACACCTGTTAAAAATTCAAATATATTTCAATTAATTTTGGATAACATGGGAGCATTTGCAGAAGACATTTTTAAGATTGATTCAAGTACATGGAATATTGAAGAACCATGGTTAAACACATATAAGAAAGGACAGTATCAGGAAATACATGACCATGCTGAAAATGATTTTTCTGCTGTTGTGTTTATGAATGAAGAGATTGATTTTGGACAATTTTACTTTATGGATAGGACACCTGCTAGAAGATCAAATATATTTGAAGATGATATATCTTATCCTAATATAAGTAAAGGAGATATAATTATTTTTCCAGGACATATGTTACATGGAGTATCTCCACATAAAAATGATATAATTAGGAAAACTCTTTCGTTTAACATGGACATGAAAAGATGAACATTTGGGAAACACATGACCTATCTAATATTCGTAAAGTACCATTACCTAATGGAGACTTTTACTATGTTATGGATGAGTTCTACAAGTATCCTGATCTTGTAGTAAAAGAAGTTAAGAAGTTATCTCCTGCATCTTTTAAAATTAGAGATATAGAAGAAGGGGAATCAACTTACAATGATAAATTTTTTAGGGATCATAGAAATGAAGCATTATATAGAGGTCTTTATCGATTGACTTGGGATCTAGGTACACTTGTAGACCAACCACCTATTGCATGGGAAGATTTGGAAGCATATAAAATGGGTTACTTGTATAGTAATCATGCCACAATTTATAAACATCCATTTAATCAATTGGATGATTGTTATTGGTATCCCCACATTGACTCTGGATGGAATGGAATTGTATATTTGAATAAAAATGACTCTGGGAAAAATGGTACAAACATATATTCAATTAAGAGAAATAAAAAAAAGATTATCAATCAGGTTCTTCACTCACATGAACATCAATACCCATGGATTCCAAAAAGTCAAATGGATCTTCTTGATTATATACCATCAAAATATAATTCGTTTGCATTTTACAATGGAATAAAGTATCTTCATGGTATGAATATTGGCGATGATCAATATGTGTGTGATATGGGAGAAGAGTTAGAAGAAGAAAGAATAAACCAAGTATTCTTTTTTCATGATCAAGGTGCTGTTCGTAGAAATAAACTTGCTTACCTATTCATTTATAACCCACCTATTCCTCATGTGAGATTTCCTGGACCACTTCACAAAGTGGTACATTTTTTCAAAAAATTATTGAAAAGGTATTTCTTTTCTATTCATACTGGTGTATAATAAGAGTAACAAACAAGTTACCACACATGAGCAAGCAAAAAGCATTCATTGATTTAGTCGATCATCACTTCGGTGGTCTTCGTCAAGAGATTAAAAACTCTCTCAAGTTTAATGATGGTGTTTCTTTTGACACTGGTAAGTTTGGTGAGCGTGTGAACTTTGTTCTACATGATACCACAGGTGTTCCATCTAATGGTGGATGTGCATTTGATGCTGCTAACGGTGCTGAAGCAAAAGCATGTAACAAGGCACAGACATATGTGTGTCCTGATTGTGGTTCTAAGAACAACTATTATGCTCATGAGTGTCACAAGTGTGGTAGCACTGAGCGTAGAGATCCTAATGATACTCGTTGGGGTATTGATACTGAAGCACATTTCAAGTATGTTGATCAAATGCCATACTATTGCTTCACTATCATCACTCCTTTAAATTGTAGTGTAGAGAGTCCTGAATTTAATATACAAGTTTATCGTATTGATACTAAGAATAAGTTTTTCAATGATATGCTCCAGTATCAGTTAGAACATGGTAAGAAAGCACACAAGAACTTTATGCCTCTTGGTCGTGATTTCTACATGTCATCACCTAAAATGTTAGTAGATTGTAATGTTTCTCTCACTAATAAATCTTTAGATATTGATTTCAAAGAGTTCAATGCTGATGGTCGTGAGATCGAAACTATACCTGTTACTTTATTCACCAAATCAGAACAAGAGCAGTTGCAATCTGTTGATGGATCGTGTATAATAACTGAAGCAGTTAATGCTATTGGTGTCAAGAAATCTACCCATGGTAAAGAACGTGGAACTCTTAATCGTAACAATAGGAGGTAACCTATTAATATTTTTGTAACTGACCCATCACCAACTATATCTGCTAGACATCTACCTGACAAACACATCGTTAAGATGCCATTAGAAACATGCCAAATGTTATCTATTGTATGTTCTGAGAAGTGGGGTCATGGATATGGTAATCTTCATCGTCTTGATGGTCAACCATACAAGACAGAGAAAGGTGCATTTCGTAATCACCCATGTACAATCTGGGCAAATCAATGTTTAGAAAACACATGGTGGTTACTTGCACATGGTCTTGCTCTTTGCAATGAATATCAATGGCGATATGGTAAAATACATAGTTGTGAGAGAACACTAGAGGAAGCAGTAAATATTATTCCTTCTGCACCACCACCATATAAACCAAAATCATTCGCATTCGCAGGTCCAGATGAGTTTAAATATGACACAAGCATTGACACTTTTACTGCTTACAAGAATTACATTAGCAGCAAACCTTGGGTTGCATCTAATTATTTACGTGACCCATCCAGAAAACCGAATTGGTTATGACTAAGTTAATTAAAAAGAATGACTCACGTTACTTCTCACAGACAAGTAATGAATCTTATGACAGACATAGGTACAAAGTTGTATTCAAAAATGGTGCAGATCCTGTTATTGTTGATGATTGGGAACAAGCAAACTTAATCTGGTTCCAAACTCCATCACTATTCAAATCACACATAGAAGTTTTAGACAAATGAGAAATCAAATTATTTCAGCACTCCTTGCTCATGCTCAAGGGGACATTCAAAAGCACAAGATGAATGTAGAAGTGTACTTAACTAATCCTGTTGGTATTGGTGAGCATCCTGATGTGATGGAAGCAATAGAACAGGAACTAAACATGATCGCCAAGTATGAAGATCAGGTATCAGTGATCAAAAAACACTTTTTAATCAAGGATTAAGGATGAAAGATACAATCTTATTTGGAGACTGTCGTGAAACACTTAAGACTTTAACAAATTCAAGTGCTCGCATGTGTGTTACATCCCCACCATATTATGGTCTAAGAGACTATGGAGGAGAGAAAAACCAAATAGGGCAAGAAGAGTCACCAGAAGAGTATGTAAAACAAATGGTGGAGGTATTCCGATTGGTACGCGATGTATTAACTGATGATGGTACACTATGGTTGAATATTGGTGACTCATATTATAATTACAGATCCGATGGTAACTATCCCAAACAGACAGTATCAAAAACGAGACAGGATTTACCACAGAGTACACCAGTAAGAGGTAATAAGTTAAAAGGATTAAAGAGTAAGGATCTAATCGGTATCCCTTGGATGTTAGCATTTGCATTGAGAGCAGACGGATGGTATTTGAGACAAGATATAATATGGCATAAACCTAACCCCATGCCAGAGAGTGTGAAAGATAGATGTACAAAATCACATGAGTACATATTTTTGTTAAGCAAGAGTAAAAACTATTTCTATGATAATGAAGCAATCAAAGAACCCGCAAAAGATTGGGGAACAAGAGATCGCACAAATGGCAAGTACCATAATCCTGGTACTGGCTTGGCTCCTCATAGTGGGTTATCCAAGTCTTATCCTACAAAAAACAAACGGTCTGTTTGGTCAGTAACAAAGAAACCATATAAAGGAGCACACTTCGCTGTATTTCCACCTGAATTAATTGAACCTTGTGTCAAGGCAGGTAGTGAAGTTGGAGATACAATCATTGATCCATTCATGGGTAGTGGTACAAGTGCCATGGTTGCGAAGTCACTAGGCAGATATTATACTGGATGTGAACTCCACGAAGACTATGGTAACCTAATTCAGCAAAGAATACAAAATTATCACCCAGTTCAAGAAGTGGCACAAGAACCCACCGTTAACATCCTAGATCTTATACAATAAAGATATGGCAAGAATGAAACAACTACTCCATGATATGGAGTCCTTCAGGTATTCACCTCAGTTCAAAGAAACTATAGATGATATGATGTCATCAGGTTCATTCACATTTGAACAAATAGCATCAGAAGTAGAAATTACTGTTGATGAGTTACACCACTATCTCTCCCTTGCTACATAAATTACTATGAAAGTTAAAGTCACACTTTTTAAAGCAGGTACTCTCTTTGAAGAGAGAGTAATTGCTCGCGACTATCAGGATGCAAAAAACGTTGCACTTGCTCGTAACCCTGGTGCCACTGTTACTGGAGTAACCGCAGTATTTGACTAATGAGCAGTAAAATCAAAGTATCTGGTAGATATGTTGATCAGTTTGAGGTCTACACCATGACCCTTACTGATCAACATTTGTCTGTGAATTTTAGTATGACTCAAGAGGATTTACTTGAAGTCAAAGCAGCAATTGATTCTATGTTGTTAGAGAATGAATCACTGGACATGATGCAACAACTAAGAGAATTAACAAATGACTGAGAAGAAGGAGTTTACTGGTAAAGATTTTTATGGTAAAGAGAATCCAATTAGCGAAGCATTTAAACCCATACTTCCATTTGTTGTGCCTCACATGGTATTTCCTATGGAAGATTCTGAGAGAAGAATTACAGAGTTACAACAAATACTTGGTGAGAGGTTAGAACTTCAAAGTCTAACTGATGGAAATGTACCTACAGATTTTTATAATCAGGATGATGATTATGTAGAGTGGAAGAATAGTTTGTTTAATAGTTTCTTTGCTAGGGAGATTGAATTAATTTCTAAAGCATGGTTCGATTGGTGCCTTGATGTAAAAGAATATTCAGATGGTAGAGTCAATGACCATCCTACCAGTAGCGAGGGAACAGGTAGTACAATATATAAAGAAGAAGAGCATGGGATGATGGTTACAAGTGCATGGGTTGAACAGGCACAGACTTTTCATCAACATTTACCACATGATCACGGAGTTGAGAATTTTTCATGTGTCTTGTTTGCTGGTTTTGATGATGCAGTACATGAGTCAACAACACTTATTTCTCCTTATAGATCTGCTGATGGTTTAATCTACCAATATAATCCTACCGTCAAAGAGGGTGATATTTTGGTGATTCCTGGTAATATTCTACACTATACAACTCAAAATAGGAGTACAATGTCCAGAACAGTTGTTGTATTTAATTTACAATTCAAATCATATCTGATGGAGTCAGCGAACTTAGTGAGAGAAGATCTCCTGAAAATGTTTGGAAACCCAAATGACTAAGTATGTTCCTCAAGTAAATGATTATGTAAAGTGGACAACTCAACTTGGTATGGTACACCAAGGATGGGTATATTATGTGGCATCACCAATAGAACCTAAGAAAGGTTGGAAAACACCATCACGGTACATTACGATTGAAATTGCAACCAAACCTAGAAAACAATGTGACTTAACTACATTCTTACATAAAAGAATTCACGTTTGTCTCTGTTGTTATGAACAAGATTGGGGTGAATTAGAGTTTATTAGGAGAAGAGTAAGCAAACAAGATGATACAGACCCTGATACTCCCATGAGTTATGGTGAATTTAAAAGAGAGCAACGTAATGAGCAGGCTAAATAAAAAGTAGCATGTAATAATTTCAATCTGTGGCATTATTCCTTGATAGATTTAAAGACAGTAATAAGGTAGGGACTGTTGCTCCATGGCCAAATAGGACTACTGTTGCACCAACTGGATGGTTGTTGTGTAATGGTGGTCAGTATGATAGCACAAATGCTGAATATTGGCAGTTGTATCAGGAAATTGGTACAACCTATAATACTGGTGGAGAATCGACTAATTATTTTAGAGTTCCTAATTTACAGGCAAAATTGCTTATGCGTGGTGCAAGTACAGGAAACCAAGGTCAAAATCAAGGTTCTAATAATCCTGGTAACACAAATAATGCAAGTTTAGGTAATAGTCATTTACCTGTTCATAATCATAGTGTTGGTCATAGTGGTAATACTAACACCTCTACCAACATGAACCGTTCCAATAACCAATATCGAACAGGTAGTGGTAGTAGAAACTGGAAACAGTTTTCAGGTTTTAATAGAAGAAGAGTATACAACTCAAATAGTACTGGTGGTAGTGGTTCTTCTGGTAATAATCATTCTCATAGTGTAAATGCCTCATGCCGACAACCAGACTTGACGACAAAGTATATTATTAAATATAAGTATACCGTCAGAGACGATAACTGGAACTGAACCATGGCAATTGCACAAAACTATTTCTCAGGAAAGTCAAAAGGTGGTAGGATCGGAACTATTGTTCTGGTTGCTAATGTCCCAACAGGATTTACAAATAAGTATATCCTATGTAATGGTCAAACTCTTGATGCTTTCCAGTATAGAAGACTACACAGAACAATCAGTAACATATATGGTGGTGATCAGTATGTTCAGAACGTCACCGATCTTCCTGGTTCAACCAGTACATTCAGAGTTCCAGATTTGAGAGGTAGATGTCTCAGAGGTGCAGATAACATGACCAGTGCTGGTACTATGATACAACAAGGTGGATCAAACAGTATGTCAATAGTATCACATACACTGACTAATAATCAAGTACCATCACATACACATGGTATAAATGCTAATACAAACTATGCATATGAAATCAATGTAAATAATCACAGTTCTTCAGGTAATGTTGAAGTAGCATCATATTATCCAACATATAATAGAAGTTTCAGACCAAATAGTACAAGTGGTTATTTGAACAATAGCACAGGTGGTCATGGTCATGGTGATGCATCAACATTGCAACCAAGCATCTACCTAAATTATTACATACAATCCGCATAACATGGCATTAAGATACAATCAATTTAAACCAGATAAAACTGCCATAGGTACAATCATAACATGGTCAGGTAATTCAGTACCAAATGGATATTTACAGTGTGATGGATCAACATATACAATCACAGGTGTAAGTAATATCCGTTATCGTGGTCTTGCCAGTGTTGTGTCACAACAATATAATGGATCTGATACTTACCCACCTGGTAGTAATAATGGTACTGGATCATTTACTCTACCAAACATGAATCCTGATGATGTTGTAGTTCAACGTAATAATGAGGGACTGGGCAGTCGGGCAGGTTCAACCAATGCAACATTTGGTGCAACAACATTAAATACTAGTCAGTGGCCACGACACAGACATAATCTACCACGACAGAACTATAGTTTGACAAATAATGCTGGTGTCACCAGACAACCAAACCACTGGGGAGCAGTTGTAAATAATCCACGTTGTTGGGATGGTAGGTCATGTATGTCATATCGTATTAGAGTCCGAAGAGGAAGAAGAGGTAGATGGATCAGAACACCATGTTATCCTCGAAGTACATGGTGGGGTGGTTATACCAACTGTTCTGTACCTGGTAATACCAGTTATGGTCCAAGAGACGCAGGTAGTGCTGCAGGTATGGGACCTCGTACCAACTTCTCATATAATATGGGTAATGCAGGTTCAAATAACCCATCATCACATACACACAGTGCCAACATAGTTCAGGCAGGTATGAGAATACAGTTCCTTATAAAAGCGTTCTAAATAATAGAACATAATAACAATTGATAACATTATGCAAGGAGTTAACGAAGATTTCATCGAACATAGTGATGATTTTATTTCAATATACCACAATGTATTCCCCAAGAGTAATTGTGATCAGATAATCAAGAAATTTGACTTTCTTGAGAATGCATGTATGCACAATGATGAAGTCAAGAGACTACATCAAGAGTGGGAGGAAAGCGGGCATAATATGAATGCCATGGATGGAGAGAAACAATTTAATAATGGACGTGGTGGTAGAATGGATCGGGCATATAACCTGATTCACATTGATGATTATTGTACCAGTACATCATATGATCCTGCAATACGGGAC